TCCATCGGTGATGCCTTTACGGAAAACATGATGCGCACCACGATGTTGCAGGACAAAGTGGTTGTTGAGAACATCGACATGCGATTCATGGACGGCAAATTCAATATGAAATACGACAAATTGCAAAATACCTACAAGACGTTTTACAAGCGATTGATTCGTCAAAATCCAGCGAACCCCGAGGATACAGACCAATCCACTTAAAAACAATTACAAAATTGAAGCTGTTTTTGCCCATTTAGCAATCGGCAAAAACAAAAATGACACAAAATATTACACTTGAACTCCAAGAACTCGAATCCGCCAATTTCGCCTTTTCGCGATATTTGTATGTCATCGACGACGTCAAATCGTCGCTACTCCTCTCGATCTTAGACCATTCACCACAAGAAGCCCTCTACTGGGCCTACGAACTCTATTTCTCCGGGTTCAAAGACGACGCCTTCACCACTCTCCTAAATATATCCACCTCCATGTATTCCCCCAAAGTCCAACGCTTCGTCCAACAACAAAAAGACAAATGGGACGAGAACCCTGACCAGTACTGGTTACTAGGCACCGTCGTCTGGCATTTAGCCGACCGCCCCGCGAACATCACCCAATTCGTCACCAGTTTTTGTCAAGATCCTGAACTCATACAACAAATCAAACCTATGACACATAAGCGCGCAACCCATATCGTTATTGTGCTAGAAAAAAAAGACGTCCAGGCCTACATCAATGTGGAAACGGATAAACCAGACAAGCTTCTCAAACATGTTCTCAAATATTCCCCTCGCACACACGTTTCACAAATCTTTGAACACGACCACGCCAGCTATGATAGACAAACACTTTATGATATGTGGTCGAAACAATGGATGTATTATGCGGCGAAATCACCCTTGTGGCAACGCCGTATTGATTCTCATGGCGGCGTGATAGACCATACAAACAAAACCGTGACATTCGTGGACCCCTTCGAAGAAGAGTTCCACGAAAAATATTACTATGACACTGATGAACAGCCTAGACAAATTGTCGAACTTTGTTTAGGCAAACCAACCGAACAATGGACATGGAGACACTTTTATGAACACTATACTAACTAATTCACTCCTTGATTATGGGGGGGTAATATTATATGTTGTTACCGACCCGATGTTTTTCAGAAATACATTATCTTTTTTTACAATTTCATAATTCATTCCTAAATCTGTATCGCAGATTTTTTCATAAATGTGATGACTCATTTGTATCGAATCTGCGTCGGCGGTAGATTGCAGACGCGAAGCAATATTCACGGCATTTCCGACCACACATAGTCGCGGAATTTCACTCCCTAAAATACCAATACTCACTTTTCCTAAATTGATTCCAACCCGAATCATTAATGGAATATCATCCGGCGTTTCAATGGTTTTGATGGCTTTCACAAAATCAATTCCCAAATTGACAATTTCTTCCACCACCACCTGATGGTTATTTGTTGTGCGATAAATATCACCCACCACCATATAGGCATCACCAATCGTCTCGATTTTTTGCAAATGCAAATATTTCTTGATAATGGTATCAAAGGTGCGATAGACGTTATTCAATAATTCAAAAATGGTTTTGTCGTCATATTGTTTCGCCAGTTCCGTATAATTCACAATATCCGTAAAAAGGACGCAAATCATGGAAAATTGTTTTGAACTATTCGAATTCGTTGAATCCGCTAAATATCTTTTATCCATTCCTAACGGTAATAATTTCTCTAACAATTCATGTTTCAGTGCATCGCGATTTTCGGGGATTTTCGTAATAAATCGTTCTCTTGAAAACGCAACGAATTTTTCGCATGCGCTTGATAATTTTTTGTTGTCGTTGCTGTAATTTTGTATATGTTTCAACATCGTCGAAATAAAATGTGTGCATTGCAAATCAATATTTTCCAAAAACCGCAATTCTTGTTCGCGATAATCGTGTATGACAAAATTCGTGGTGACTTTACCAATCATATCGGCCACGTTGTAAAAGAGTTGAATCGTTTGCAAATTACATAATTGAAACAAGTCCAACGTGTTGATGACAAAAAACGCTAGCCATATGGTAATGAATATATTCGTAAATTTCTTGTCTTTACGTTTATACAACGTCACGAAAAACAACCCATAGAGTACATAGGCTATAGCCATAAACACATAGTAACGCTGCGTATATTTGTAGGGATATACCACTAAGTTCATACATACCGGAAGTATATGATACTGGACATTGATTTCATTCATAGACATATTATTGACATTACAATACATTTGCAACATGAGCGGGGTGGCAAATACCCACATGATATATCGACTAAATTCTAAATCGCATAATCGCATCTGGTCATATAAAAAAATATTGAAAACATACTTGAGATAAATAAATGACAAGGCTACTGAATATTTATTGTGCGATTTCGACAAGAATAAAAAATGGGCAATATAGATGGCATAGACACCGATAATAAATTGATTCATCGCTTTGATAGAATAGGTGAATTCTACGTCATGAGACACAAGTTGTGTATTGATATGAGGATTGGTAATATTACCCAAATAATATTTATTCAGAAGCGGATCTATATTACAATACACAAATACATAACAAAATAACCAAATCATATTATACTATATGCATATAATGATTCTATATAGTTATTTATGTATATTACACCCTTGAATATTTCAAATGGACAACGTTACCGATAAATAAATTGTCCTATTTCAAATCTTCACGGTGTATAGCCGCCGCCGGACTACGGTACAATAGATACATGGAATTATAACGTAAATAGTAGGTACCGTTATTGATTTTGATAAAATACACCACTTGAATCAAATTGTAAAATCCATGGCCAATAAAAAAGTGCCATAGTGGATGGCCGATTAAAAACACGGGATGATGAATCGAATTACACGAGACTTCCGTCGTCATCCATATGATTCCACTGAGTGCAATCGTCGCTAAAGAATAATGGGCTTTTGATGTAATGCCGTGTTTTGCAGATGCGCTCATCAGGTGCAGTAACATAAAAATCTTGTAGTACAAATAAGCCGCTGCGCATGCAAACACAGTGGGAAACCATTTGCGATAATTCGACATGACATTTAGTATGGTAATCAGTGTCATAGAAAATAAATAGACCAGTAGTTTTATTTTTTTGCGAACAATCATATACGTTTGCAGCGAAGCATATTGTTCGCAGGTTTTTCGATGTGCTAAATAATAGACATTGTCGGCATAAATGATACCGGTAAAAATCGCCAATATCATCGGTATTTCGTCGAATAATCCCCAGCCAATATTCCCATACCAGTGGTAACCGAAAGACCCGAATCCGACAATGATTAGATTTGTGTATAATACATCTACGAAAAGCTCATTATACCTGTTCATCATACCATATATGCCGAATCCGGAAATAAACAATGACGACACTGCGTTATAATATTCGGGCAATCCATTGATGGCGGCTTCGCAAAAAGAATGGTCGATATCTGTCCAATGCATGGGTGTTATAGCGTTTTGTTTTTAGATGGTTTTATTTGCGGGGAGAAAACCAATAGACGACCAGGGTGGTCATCGCAAACAAGGCTCCGCCCCACAGGGTGTCCATGACCGCCGTTTGCCATGTCCATTTTTTGAAAATGGTATAATTGGTGGAATCAAAGACACCGTATATCACCATACCGAGTAACATGGCTTCCCATGGACTACGACGTTCTCGCAATATAAAATACCATAAGCCCACTGTCAACAACAAATAACATACTATAGCACCAATCATACGCATTTGAACGGCGACTCTTTGCACCGATGCGATTTGCACGGCCAACATTTCTCTGGTGGCGGTGAAGTAACATGCATCGAGTGCTAGTAAAGTCACAAGTGTAATTGCAAGTTCTTTCCAACACATCTTTATATAATAGGATGAGAGAACATTGACAACGTAGTTCAGTGGATACGCGAAGCTCTCTAAAGTGCAACTTTAGAGAACATTGACAACGTAGTTCAGTGGATACGCGAAGCGCATAAGGCTATGCCTTATAACACATTGACAGACGAAGTCAAGTGGATAAGCGAAGCTTTCTAAAAGTGCAACTTTAGAGAACATTGACAGCGTAGTTCAGTGGATACGCGAAGCGCATAAGGCTATGCCTTATAACACATTGACAGACGCAGTTAAATGGGTAAGGCGAAGCTCTCTAAAGTTGCACTTTAGAGAACATTGACAACGATATTATGGTCATTTTCCATATGTTTTTGTATTTGTTCTCCCGTGTCCTTACCCTCCTTATCTTTGTCATCCATTGTGCTAAATTGTTCTAGGTCTAGCGTCTTTGCCATCTTTTTCTTGATGTTTTGTTGTTGTACAAAATACATTCCCCAATAAGGACTATGCGCAACAACATTCATCACACTATTGTAAGTAATAGCACATATAGTGGTATGTTTCGAGAACTTGAGAGAATACCACCAATAAGGGGGTATATAGAGAACTTGTCCAGCATGTACTTCAAAATCCACAAATCGCAACTTCTCCATGTCATCCCTATATTGTTTTTGTGGATTCCATACGTTTATAGGCGAACGGAATTCAAAGTTCTCGTAGTCCTTGATAGTATGCAAATATTTGCGGCTCTTCCACGGTGTCATTTTCACTTGAATTTTGCCGGAAGTGACCATCAAAAAATAACGATAATTCAAATGGTAGCGCAGAGGGAGTCCGACTCCGTCCGACCCAGCGAGAACATCATATTTCGTTTGCGCGCAAAATCGGGGTTTTAGAAACTCATCGACGTCTTGCAACGGTTTTGCTAAACCAGAATCTTCCATCATGATTTCGTTGTTTTCGGTGTAATAGTGTGATTTAGCATCATTGAGAAAGAGTTTGTGGGCGGTTTGTAGCGGGAAAACGACATAATCAACGGATTCGGTGTTCCAATAATCATGCGTGTCTTTGATTTTACATTCATATGAACCATGTGTTTTTGCAATGTTTTCTATGTTCAGGTTCTCATTACCCTCTAACATAAAGTCGAATAAAACGGGTTGTCGGACATCGCATACTTCTTGCAAGTGTCCATGATTCACATAGTCCATTTCATATATTTCTAAATCTTCGCTTTTTTTGAATTGATGGATAACGTGCAAATACAGAAAAACAATCAGCACGAAAATCAATATACTTATAAATGTTCTCATATGTATTTTATGCAGATGGCGATTTTTTAGAGACAACGCAAAAAGTCAATGCCTTTCTAACTCTCGAGTAACATGATTTCGCCATCTAGGTTCAAATAATTCACCGAGGGCGGGATGATGCCGTAATTCATGATGGGATTACCTTCACACGAAAACCGTTTTAAAAATGGCGGCAAGTTCTCGATTTTACGAATATTATTCCCTTGACAAAAAAAATTCAGGAGTGATTTAGGCAAAACCGGTATATGCATCAACATATTGTGCGCGCAATAGAGATTTTGCATTTTTTCGGGTATTTCGGGAAGTTCTCGAATCGCATTGTTTCCACAAGATAAATCGGTCATGATGGGCGGTAATTTAGGCAATCGTTTGAGGGAATTATGATAACAATATAAACATTCGAGGGTGGGTGGTAATTTAGGAATTTCGCGCAATTGATTTGCACTGCAAAAAAGGGCATTGAGTTTTGTATGATAGATTGGTGGCAAATAATACAATACATTTCCGCTGCAATTAATCATATAGATATTCTCCGGTATGTTTCCCAGTCTGCGCAATTGACATGCTTTGCACAATAATTTAGACAATGTGCTGGGCAAATTAATCAGTTCATAAGTGTATATTTGTGATATATGTATTGTTTCTAGCTGGTAAAAACGGTCTAAATCGATAGACAGTGACTCATTCATATGGGTTTCTTCGTAATAGGTGAAATAAATGTCCCACTGCGTCACATAATAGTTGATAAGTTTGCGGCGTTCTACTATTTCGTGAGGGATGTCGTCGCTATCATGATAAGAAAATTCGACTTCGCGCATATAGGCTAAATAATCATCATAGTCTAGTGGAGGTCCCTCGATATCTATGGTAGGATGTTCTTGAAAATAGGCATACAATATGTCACCGTAAATAAAAATTTCACGCGCGGCGTCGGGTAAGCTTTCTAACATGCGCTGTGCGTGATTTGATATATGGATGATTAATTCGATAGAGATAAGGTCTTCGTTTTCGGTTTCTTCGTCGTCGTCATTCATGTGTAATTACTGCTAAGTAATTACATATTGTTTTTGGGATTACTCCTCATCATTGATTTTCGGCGCTAAATAAAATTTTATTTTTGCATTTTGTCCATGTTCGCCGCCTAAATCATAAATAATTTGAATCGGATAGGCTGCGCTCAATTTGAGTTCGATTTCTTTTGCCAATTTGTGATAGAGGCAAATGTTGTGTAAATACTGGAGACTAAATGACAAGTTGAGCTTGCCACCTTCGTCAATGATAAAGGTCGTCAAGTCGTCGATTTTGATTTCGACAAACATTTTGCCGTGGTCGGGACTATTCGCAGACAACATGATTTTTTCTTCATTGCATTCAATGTCCATAGAATCGCCAAACATTTGTAACTGGGTGATCAGATTTGCAAAATGCGGAGCCGACAAGGTGAATTCGGCCTGATGTTCAATGGCGGGAATACCCATCAATTCCGTGTCCAAATCCATCAACGGCAATTCGAAATGTTTGGCGAATTCGGCCTTGTTTTCACTGTCGAAATGAATCATCAGTATATCACCCCCAGCATCGCATTGAATATTGATAGATTGCGTTTTTTCACGCGATGCTAAAACCTTGAATAATATGGTTGAACTGATTCCGATGGTCAATGTACCGGGTTGTTTATGTTCATAGGTATCAAACCACGACGCCGGTAATTCCATTTCTATAATAGATACGTGCGCGGAATCCATGGTTTGAATATACATGCGGTCTTTTTCAAACATGATGTTGATATGATCGGTAAATGCCTTGACGTGCTGGAAAAGACCGGTGAAAATCTCGGCTTTCTGTAATTGTTGAATGTGAATATTCATAGCTGAATGTATATTCACATAGTTAGTGTTTAAATTGTTTGTTCAATTTTGTCACAAGAAGTAGTATTCGAAATCGCATATAATTGAGGAAGTACAATATTCGATTCTTCTCGAGTATATTTGATGATTTTCGTTTTGATTTCTGGGTGAATGAATCCGTCTAACAATATAGCAATATTGTCAATGACGGATGGTACATTATAAATATGCATATTGGTAATTTTTTGATAATAATTACTATTTCTTTCTAAACACGCCTGGCAATATTTATAGATTCCATCATTATATCGTTTTACCGCTGACATAGAAAATGTGTCTAAATTTAGATGCATTTCATATGATCCGTAATTTTGAATACAGTAATCTAATTTGTCAATGGCATGTTTGATAATTGCATCATATATTCCCGGATGCGCGTATGTTTTGAAGGTGGGATAGTTGAAAAGGATATGACTCGTATTTGGAATAATAAATATTGTATTATCCAATAGTTTTTGAAAATCTACTTGCGCCGAAATTTTTTCAGCGCAATCGAGTTTTTGTTTTTGCTTAAAAATATAGTGTTTATTATTTTCTTCATAGTAATGATTTTTTATATTTTCAATTTGTTGTAATAATTGTTTTGTATCTTCCATATACTAGGGTTTTGTATATTTTTTTCTACATATTGTACGATATAATCATTTATATGTTTTTAGACAAAAACAATTAGTTGTCACTTTCTTCTAAAAATTCTATTTTGCTATCCGCTGAAAAACTGGCGCGAGTATTATCGATTTTCAACGTTTGTACCGGATGTTCAATATCGGACAATACGCGCACGCGCTCTTCTAATAAGGTTTTATTCACCTCCATGGTATATGACTGCAAATTCAAGACAATGTTTTTGATATTTTCGATTTCTTCGGCTAAAATGGCATATCTACTGTTGAATTCTTCCACAATAACGTCTAAATTTGCGGTCGATTCGACAGTTTCGTTTTTCTGCGCCGGAGTTTCTTGCTGGGTTTTCATGTGTTGTTCAAGTGCAATCAAACGACGATCGACTAATGCAATGACTTGTGGAAGTGTGAGACCACTTGGTTGCGTATTCGCAGATTGCGTGTTTGTTTGCAAAGATGCAGATTCGGTTGTCTGCGCGGATGCAGGGGCTCTTCTTTTTCTAGCGGCGGCGATAGCGGCACTCATGAGATTATATACAATAAAACGATTTGTCTAAATACTTTCGAACGCAATAAATTTTTGGCATTTGGCTTTTGGCCAGAATCGACATAAACAAATCAATCTATAACACTCTATATGTCCGTCCTTCTCATCAGTCATTCACAATCACCTGACCACGAGAGTTTGCAAGATATGGTGGCCTATTGCGCCCGTGTGTCAAATCCGGCCAATCAACAGAATACCAGCACAAATGAAAAGTTGATTCGCTATTTACTAAAGCATCATCATTGGTCGCCTCTAGAAATGGTGAGTATCTGTTTAGAAATCGAGACGACTCGTGATATTGCCAGGCAAATACTACGCCATCGTTCCTTTTCGTTTCAGGAATTTTCACAGCGTTATGCAGTGGCTGATTTAGGATTCGAATGTCGCGAAGCTCGTTTGCAAGATTTAGAAAATCGTCAAAACAGTATTGAAAACAATGATCATCCACTTATGAAAGAATGGGATGCGCGTCAATTGCATTTAGCCGAATTGTCACAACAAACCTATCGCTGGGCATTAGAAAACGGAATTGCGAAAGAACAAGCCCGGGCTGTATTGCCCGAAGGCATGACAAAATCGCGTATGTATATGAATGGCACACTGCGTTCCTGGGTTCATTATATTCAATTGCGAAGTGGTAATGGGACACAAAAAGAACATCGGGCAATAGCTTTAGCATGTGCGGATGCGATTTATCCGATTTTCCCAATGATTCGGGAATTTATTACCCACTGATTCTTTTTCTAACAATACTATAACATGGAAATATTACACGAAACGAAAGAATCCCATCCCAAGACATTTTTTAATCATGTTTTTTCCACTACCGAAGACGGACAAGCCGAAATTTTCAATGTTATACAATATTCTACTTTAGGCGTTATTCCGGTCGTCGTTCTCAACAAATTAATCAACCGATTTATTCCCGAGGCCGACCCTGAAAAATCCACCATTGAACTTTTTGTCGAAATTTTGATTCAATTGATTGTCATGTTTTGCGGCATGGTCGTCATTCATCGTATCATTACCTATTTCCCAACATACAGTGGTTTCAAATACGACAATTTAGCATTAACCAATGTTATTTTAGCCTTTTTGATTATTGTATTGAGTATTCAAACAAAACTCGGCCTCAAGGTCAATATTTTAGTCGATCGTTTAGACGAATTATGGAACGGTTCTGACAATGCGAAACAAAACATCAAGGGCGAAGTGCGCGTGAAACAAGCAAATGTTACTCGCCATGTTCCAAGCCAAGCCGATTATTTAGATCATGCGCCCCAAACTGGCATTTTCCCCCCTGCACCAGTTGCTACATCTCATGCCCATGGAGATAATTACGACTTTATGATGCGCAGTGGAAATGGTGCGCCAAGTCACGGCAATGATTATGCCCAACCTATGGGACCTGTTGCCGCAAATGGTCTTTTAGGCGGTGCATTCGGTGCCATGTTTTAGATTTTGATATTGTATCTATTACAATACCAACAAATTACCACATTGTTTTACACCACATTCGTCGAGTCAATTTCCGTTTTTTACGACCATGGCGCTTGCGCGATTTTCCACCTGACGATTTTCCAATATACAATGGATAACCGGTCATCCCTTCGTAATACTGTAATTGACCATTCTTGTCTGGTTTGACAGTGTAAAATAACAGCTCATTGTCAAATGGCACACCCGGATGTTTGTGTAATAGAATGTATTGTTGAAAATCCCCATCAGCGTTCTTTTTTTCCATGGTTCCAAAAATAGGCAACATGACATAACCGCCGTTCTTGTATGTGTATATATTTGCAGCGTCGGGTTTGATTTCGGACAGTTTTTCGATTGCCGAATAACTGGATGTGTCAAGGTTCATCAAATTCATATAATGAGTCCGGCTAAATAATCGCACCTGTATATGCAATGACGCTCACTAGTTTGTGTAATACAATTGTATTACACAATACTATCCTAACAAAATTGCTCTAGCCGTCATGCAAACCTGTGGCAAGAACTCGTTGATTCACACTAGACTAAATCGTTTGCGTTTTTACACATTTACCCGTCTTCACATGGCGCGTATATCCGGCACCACATATTTTTCGACACCTGCGTGTTTTCGGGTTGATTTCATAGCCCGATTTGCATTTTAAATCTTGCACGGCTAAATCAAAACGAAGAGGTTTGCTGGTTTCACTACTACGTTTATCCGTTGCCAGCATGATTTCGTCTGGCTTGATACTTTCAATACTTTTTGCAATATCTTGTGGAATAGGTGAATTGGAAACGAGTTTATGATTTTCAAAATGCATGTTTCGTTGTGGAAGAACATGTTCTAGCAATATTTCTTCATAGCGTTGCATACTTTGCTCGAGCGTAAATCGTTGTGACACGAGCGGATTTGTCATATTCCAGACTAAATCGTCCAAGTCTTTTGCAAAACTGTTTGGGACGAATTTTCGGGTTACACCGAGAACAACGGCTATGGAAATTGCCGTTCCATAACCATCAAAGGTATCAAGTGATTTTTTTAAAAAAGCGTCATAATGTTCTGCTTTGATTTCGACCAGATTTTCATAAAACGCCTTCATGTATTTATCGAATAAGACATCGCGTTTTGGATGAAATGATATCATATGTGAAAAGAAATTACGAAAGGCTAGCGTGTTGCTATCGGTATAATCACCTGCAATATGATTCAATATTTGCAAATAATGATTTTTTTTGTCGTCGTTATTCCAACTAGCCATAGTTTCGTAATTCGATTTGTTGTGTAACTGGGTTTCGAAGGGAAAGGACCAGTGATAATGTCCCATTCCATTATTCGAATCATTGGAGGATTGCACGACAGACTCGACGGTTCGTGTAAGACCGAAATCGATGAGGTTCATACGATGGGTTTCCTCGTTATAGACAATGTTTTGCGGTTTCATGTCATAGTGCATAATTCCGTTGTCTAAAAACGATTTGATGCCGCGGAAAACGCGATGAAACTCGAGCCAGAAGGTTTCCATGATTTCGCCCCCCGCTTTTTTATTTTCGTGGTAGGCGCGTTTTGTTTGTTGAGCGAATTTTTCTAAATTTAGTCCTCCGTCGGGCATAATGAGGAGTTTTGAATCGTCGAAATCGTCCATAATACGTTTTTTGTATTTGCATTTTTCAATAGCCGTCACATTATACTTGGATTTATCGGGGGAACATTCCAGTGGTTTGCCTAAATAATAGGCGTTGTTTTTGTCGATATTTGCTACAATATCATATTCGGCAAGTTCTTTTTCGGCGTGTCTGGCGGTCAGGATTTTCGACACTTTTCCGGAATATGATTTTATTTTTTTCGTGCCGCGTTTGCAACGCAAACTGGGTTTATGAATACATCCATAGGCGCCTTCTCCGACGACTTTGGCCGGTTCTGTTTGCGACATTTCTATATATTGGGGAGATTTTTATGGTCCCGGGTTGCGGGGAAATCCGCTCATGGATTCCATGAGTTCCAGTTTTTTGATGGATTTTTCGAAATTGTTGTCGCGCACCACATTGTTGAACAAATATTCGGTATTTGGGCTTTCCTCGTTTTTCTTGATTTGTTTGTAAATGTCGTCGATTTTTGTAATGACACCTTGGACCAGTTCCTTGTTTGAAATGAGTTCAATGTTCGTGGGGACAGGTTCGGTAACGAGCGCCACTGCAAAATACAACAAATATCGGCGTTTTTTGCAAGCCGCCGTCGTATATTTGATACAAAACAGATTGCGCAAGGCGTGGGCGATTTTTTCGATAAAGGTATTGCCCATTTCATCCACGCGTTTGAAAATCGCATCCCACAATATCCATATGATATCACACATGTATTTGTTTTCCACGGGCAATTTTGGGCGACGCTCTGCAAACACGGGCTCTTTCCGTTTGCGACATATATTGTCGAACTCAATCATCCATTCGATCCAATAACACGCCGTCGTCATATTGAGCCGGTCTTTCGAAATGTTATAGGCAAATTCATTGACGGCAATCAAGAGTTCTCGCGGGTCGTCTTTGAGCAATATTGATTCGGCATATTTTGTCGAAGGCGCCTTCAATCGTTCCGTCATTTGTGTCATATCGAATTCTTCGACGCGGTTGATTTTGATGGGCTCGAAGCTGTGTTTTTTGTTTGACATGGTGATGGTGCATATGATTTCGGCAAATAGGCGGCGCATATGTGAATTGTTGCGGAGTTGCAGTTCATTGATGTAGTATCCCTGGGTCATGATAGTGCGGAAGGTTTCGTATCGCATTTCTAAATAAATCATGATTTTCGGATTGCCTAAATGTATGTGTTTGCCGACGTAATTTAGAAGAATCTCCCACAAATCCGTATAATGCCCGGCGCAAACCAATTCGGCCGACCAGTAGCAGGCGGGCTCGATTTTGCCTTTGAGCATAGCGTCTTTGAGCGCGGCCTTGACTTCGGTTTTTTTGTGTTTCGAAAACGAAATCCCTTTGAATGCCGCCGGTAAGCGAATATCATTGATTTCGGCGCGTTCATCGACTTTTGCTTTATTCATGAGTGTTATATAATATTTAGCGAATCAATTATTGCGAAATAACCATATAAAAAATACATGATTGATTGTGTATATGCAAATTATTGATTGTTTTACGTTTTATAATGAACTAGATATGCTCGAATATCGGTTAGAAGTCTTGTATCCGTACGTGGATTCGTTTGTTCTCGTTGAGGCGACAAAAACACATGCCGGAAAAGACAAGCCGCTTTTTTTTCAAGACAACCGAGAACGTTTTTCGAAATATATGGATAAAATCATCCACATCGTTGATGATGGACTATTTGTACCCGATACTACATCGGGCGAACAATGGATTAATGAAAAACACCAGCGAAATGAGATTGATCGCGGATTGAAACAGCTGAATTTGACGCCGACTGATTTGATTATCATTTCCGATTTAGACGAAATCCCGGATCCCGTTCGACTTGTTCAATGTAGAGAAGGGCATTATCAAATAGAGTATGCATCCTTGATACAAGATATGTATTACTACAATTTGAATACGCGTTTTTTAGAAAAATGGCATCATGCAAAAATAGTGTCATACGAATATTATTGCGCCATTGGGTCCATCCCCGACAACATTCGCATTGGTAAATCTCCGCAATATGTCATTAACGGTGGGTGGCACTTGTCTTATTTCGGAAGTAGCGAGTTCATCAAAAACAAGATCGAGAATTTTGCTCACCAGGAATTTAACAATGCTGATCATACTGAGTTGTCGATTATTTCGGAGAGAATCGCAAAGGGTACCGATATCTACGGCCGCGACAATGTACAGATTGAAAAGCTGCCATTTTCTGAAAATGCGTATATCCCACCGCGAGCAGTCGAATTATTGTCGAAATATATTTTGGAGTAAAAATTGAAACCCACATCAACAAAACAATACTATAACACAATCCTCTACAACATGTTTTACCGACTTTATTGCATGATAATATTCAGCGCGGCTGCTCGCATTTCTGTGCAAAAATATTTGCAAATGGATATGCAACATGTCGAAACCCCGGATGTTTCCATGATGTCCAAAGCCTATGAATATTTGTTTTCCGAATATTTCAACAATATTATTACTGGACACGAAAAAGTGGTCATAGTCTCGGCGCTAGCTTATGATGCATGTTCCTACAGCGACAAGAACTATACCATGCATGATTATTTTACTTATGAAATACCCACCGTCGATATCCGCATTTCGAAAATGTTTGCATCCATCACCGACGACGATGTGCCGATGATTGTTTCCCCATTCCCGATTGTCGAATTGTTTAGCGGAACTTCTTTGCCCAACGAAGAAAACCTGGTCGGGTCTTATACATTTGATAAATGCATGGTCTATAATCCGGACGCTAAACGTTGCCCGGTAAATGTGCTGTAACCATCCATAAAAAATGATATTTTTTATGGCAGATGCCTTACTCCGTAGGTGATTACTCCGTAATCAACCGCGGCACCACATTGATGGCTTGTAATTCTTGCGACATCAACTTGTAGGCATAAGGAATATCGACCTTGGCAAAATCAGTCATATTATTACACGTATTACACAAATGCACGCTAAAATCGCTGCCCTTCTTCA